GACAAACAAAGCAAAGAAGCTTCCAAAGACAAACCATTCAATAAAAAGAATCGCTAAAAGCAGGGTTAATCTATGTCTTTAATTATAGAAACAGGTACAGGCAAGGCAGACGCTCAAAGCTATATTACAATTATTGAGTTTAATGCCTATGCCGCAGCGCGAGGTATAACTATTTCTGGCGATGTATCTTCTATGCTTTTGCAGGGTATGACTTACTTGCAAACCTTAGATTATATCGGCTTAAAGAATACGAAGGAGCAGGCGCTACAATGGCCCCGACTCAATGCTTACATCGATAGCTTTGTTATTACTACAACCGAGATCCCGCAGCTATTAAAAGATTTGCAGGCCGAAGTTACTATTGCAATTGATGCGGGTAACGATCCACTGGCAACGGTCGAGCGAGCAGTTAAGAAAGAAAAAGTTGATGTTATTGAAACTGAATATCAAGACAATGCAGCTCCGTTTGCTTATAATTTACGCATCAAATCATTAGAACGTAAGTTAGTGACAAGTAGCGGTGGCTCAGGCTTTACGGTAATGCGCGCGTGAGCACGTTTTATACAGGGTTAGCAACTACAGCGACTAATCTATTGGCTAAGCGAGGTCAAACCGCTTCATGGTCACATGATAACGATGATGGCACGTTTAACCCTGCGACCGGACAGAATAGCGGCGGCACGTCTACGGCTTACACGGCCAAGGGTGCGTTGCTAGACTTTGACACAAGCCGCATTGATGGCGCGTCAATACTAACGACTGATAAGCGCTTTGTCATGCAGGTGGGCAGCAAGCCAGAGGCGGATGATGTTATAACGATTAACAGTGTTGCTTATCAAACGATTAAAGTTCGCGAGACTAATCCGGCGGGTACGCCTGTTATTTACGAAGTACAGTTGAGAAGCTAACGATGTCTTTTGCCTCAGAGCTTTCAAATTTTACAGCTAAAGCAGAAAGTAATACTGAGCAGGTGTTCAGGGCTTCGACTATCAGCTTGTTTAGTAGAATAATTAGCCGCACACCTGTAAAGTCTGGACGATTAAAAGGCAACTGGCAGATAGATATTAATCAACCCGCCACAGGTGATGTAAGCGACTCAGATACTACGCCCATTAATACACTTGATGGCGGGTCTAAAAGAAAAGTGGCTTCAGGCGTTATGCGCGCTAATCTAAACGATTCTATTTATATGGTTAATAATTTACCTTATGCTCGTAGAATTGAAAACGGTAACTTCTCAGATCAGGCACCCGCCGGAATGGTTGGGGTATCAGTTGCAGAGTTTAACCGCGAAGTAGAAAAGCAGGCAAGGAAACTTAAATGACCACGCATTTTTTAGATATATCAGCGGCTTTAGATGCAAACCTTAATACGTTTGCGAGTGCTAATAGTATTCCGGTGGCATGGGAGAACATCAATTATAAGCCCGTTGTGGGTACTTTGTATCTTAGACCTACATTATTACCGGCTGATACAGATCCTATTGGGTTGAGCTATGTGAGCGCTTTAGACCATCTTGGAATCTATCAGATAGATGTTATAGCGCCGGTTGATACTGGTAAGGGTCAAGCGGTAACAAAAGCAGATCTATTAGTTACTGCATTCCCTAGAAGCAACTTAACGTACAACGGTAAATTAGTTACAATTAAATCGGTATCGCGCAGTACAGGCACGCGAGATGGCGCTTGGTATATTGTGTCTGTTATAATCAATTATCAATCAATCACAGGAAATTAAAAAATGGCCATTCCAATTACTTTTGACGGCGTGATCGCTAGCGTTAGCGCTGATGCTCCCGCCACATATGACGCTTCTGGCTTTGCTGATGCTGGTGTTACTTACACAGTTATCGGTCAGCTAATCAACTTTCCAGATATCGGGCGAGTCTATACAGACGTTGCTTACAATTCGCTAGATGTTCGCGGTACTCGACATATTAAAGGCACGTATGAAGAGCCAGAAATTGCCTTAGAAATGGGCGTGGATCGTCTTGACGGTGGACAGGTTATTCTTAAAACAGCAAGCGATTCAGATGCCAGTTTTACGTTTAAGTTTGAATATTCCAATGGCGAAATCGATTACTTTCAAGCTAAAGTATTTAGCCTTGCAAGTGCAGGTGGTGATGGTGACACTACGCGAGCTATTACAGCTAACGTGCGTGTGGATCATCAGGGCGTTATATCGGTTGCTGCGTAATGGATCTATCACTATTAGTTGGAAACGACACAGCCGATTGTGTGATTAAAGACCCCTATACGAATGATGATACAGATATTATCATAACGGTTTATGGTCCTTATTCTAAAGAGTACACGGCAGCTTTTATTGCAGACTCGAAGCGTGAAGAATCCGATCCGTTAAAATTGATTGCTGATTTAACATCTGACTGGGTTAACGTGGAGCTAGATGGAAAGTCTTTAGTGTTTAGCCAATCGAACGCCCTGAAAGTCTACGGTATGAAAAATAGCATTGTAAAAAGTCAGGTTGAGGGGTTCATCTTAAATGGCAAGAATTTTTTGCCTCAACGCTAGATGATTTATGTTTATATTTTGATCAGCTAGCGTGGTTAAACTCAAGACCTAAAGTCGGCAATGCTTTAAGAAAAGACTGCTTATCTTATGATATGCCTAATATTAATTATTGTCGGTATGTTGCTGAGATAGCCTTAGATTATGGGTTAAAGCCAGAGTGGTCAGAGTTAAACGCATGGAATATATTAACAGGCGCTAATCTTAATAAATTCGAATCCAAGGCGGTACATTTAATGAGCGTGACTTATCAGAACAAGCACAGCGAGTATAATGGCAATGACTGCCCTCGGCCTTTTGTGGGCAACGCACGACAAGGCAGCGAATCAATCAAAATAGCGCTTAGGAATAAATAATGACTGATGTTGCAAATTTAACAGTTAAAGTTGGAACAAAAGGCGTTAAAGGCGCTGTGGCCCAGCTAGACAGGCTCGAAACTCAAGGCGAAAAAACCACTAGAACAATGAAAAGCCTCGCCACAGCATTTGCTGGTATTGCGGCATCTAGTGCGGCATTTGGTGCTCTAGCAACGGCATCAATACAATCATCAAAAGAGTTGATTGGATTTGCTCGTGTTGCTAACACTTCTTTAGAGTCATTCCAAAATCTTGCATTTGGTGCGAAATCTGTTGGTGTTCAAACCGACAAGCTGTCTGATATTTTAAAAGACGTTTCTGACAAAGTTGGCGATTTTATAACTACCGGCGGCGGCCCTTTAATTGATTTCTTTGAAAAAATAGCTCCTCAAGTTGGCGTTACAGCTGATCAATTTAGAAACCTATCCGGCAAAGACTCATTACAGTTATATGTTAGCAGTTTAGAAAAAGCGAACCTTTCACAGAATGAAATGGTGTTTTTTCTAGAGGCGATTGCCTCAGATGCGACATTATTACTACCTTTATTTCAAAAGAACGGCGAAGCACAAAAAGAGCAGGCTAAACAGGCCAGAGCTTTAGGGCTTGCATTGTCTGATATTGATGCAGCTAATATTAGCAAGGCAGGGGTCGAGATTGATAAAGTAGGTGCTGTACTGTCGGCGGTGTCTCAACAGTTTGGTGCAGAAGTCGCGCCTTTAATTAGTGATATTGGTGAAAGTTTCCTTGATGCGACGAAAAACGCCGGTGGAGTTGGCGAGATAGCTTCTAAGCTGTCGGATATATTTGTTGAAGCTGCAAAGGTTGCAAAGGTATTCGCTGTAGTTATTGGCAGCCGGATTGTCACTAGCTTAACTTTAGCGGCAGCGGCACAAGTACGGTACGGTGCTGCGGTTGTAGGCGGCACAGCTTTTGTGACTCGTGCGACTACCGCAACGGCGGCGCATGCGGCGGCACTTGGCGGTGTGACTTTGGCAGCACGAACGGCAGCGGTTTCAATAGGTGCGCTCAGGGGTGGTATGGCCTTATTGGGCGGCACTACTGGCGTTGTAATTCTAGCGGCGGCGGCTCTTTTTACATTTGCAACCAGGGCAAGAGAGGCAACACAAAGCACCGGCGATTTAGCAAAA